CGACTGCATGCCACGCTGCATGTCGCGCTGCAAATTCATTGCCGCGACAGCGACTTCACGACGCGACATTCCGCGCGTGTTGCCGCCGGCCGCTTCGATGCTCTCGCGGGCCATCTCGATCAGCGTGAGGCCGCGGAATTGGCGAGCGGCACCCATGCGCGCCACGTCGTTGCGGAAGTCCGGATTGGGATTGGCGCGCAAGACGATCGCATCGCCCATCGCCGCGCGCCGGCGCTCGGTTTCGTCGGAGACGGTTTCGATATTGCCGGCGCTGCGAGTGGCGACAGCTGCATCGCGGGTCGCCTTTTCGCGCAGGACGGCCAGGCCGGCAGCTTCTGCGGTCATTTCACGCTGACCGATGAGCTGGTCGGCGTAAGCGACTTCCAGGCCGCCCAGACGGACGGCTTCGCGGATGCCTGCATGGCGGACGCCTTCGAGACGCGCACCTTCGGCGCGGGCGTCAGCCAGTGCGCGTTCGGTTGCCTGTTGTTGTTCTGCGGTCGGAGTGGCCGCCGGAGTGGTTCCATTTTCCATGGTACTTGCCTTTCGAGTGATATTGCCGGCGGCTGCCGGCGGTTGAGAAACTGTGTTGCTGCGGGTGTTGAACTTGCACGGCGCCATGCGGACAGTCGGCCCAGTGTTTGGCTTGGATGGATCGGCGCTGCGCACGCCGCAATCCATGTCGGCGCCGATCGGCACCAGCGAGATTTCGCACGGCTCCCAATCGATTGCGCGATAGATCCAGGGCTGGCCGTCCATCGTCGGCGGAATGCGGTCGTACTCATAAACGGTATAGCCGACGGAAACATTGCCGATGATTTTTCCTACCACGTCCTGGTAGTAGGGCTCTACATCGTCGCGTTTCGAAAACTCAGCGGTTGCCAGGCCCTCTGCCGCTTCCAGCGTGGCCGCGCGAATGACGCCGAACACATCGCTCAGGTCATAGCGGCCGTGCGTGTTGAGCAGCGGTGCGCGACCCGATTGCAGCCGGCCCATGCGCACATTCGCCGGGTCAAGGCTCAGCTCTTCCATGTAGTAGCGATCGTTGTACCAGTCGTATCGCTGAACGCCGGCGCCCGTGGTCCAGACCAGGTCAACGGTGCGCGATTCCGTATTGACGGCGGTAACCGGCGCCAGGCGCGACAGCATAGGCATTTGCAGAACTTGGGCCGGGATATCGTTTGGATTCATATTTGCCTCAAAAAAAAGCCCTGCGCGGTTTGCACCGGCAGGGCGTGTGGTTAAGTTTCGGCTTATTGCGCTGGCTCGTTGATCATCGCGGCGGCTGTGGCTGCATCAATCAGTCGTTCGGAGACCGCCGCATCGGAATCCGTCAGGATGCCTAGATCTTTCAATTTTTGACGCTCTGCGGCGATTTCCGCAAACACCTTGTCCGGATCGTCGCCGCGCTCGCGAATCGATTCTGAAATGCTTTTGATCGTGCCGCGATGCTCTTCCTTCGCCGCCATCACGTCCTTCAATGGGTCAACCCATTGCAATTTCGGCATGGTGTACGTTAAACGCTGCACAGGTTTCTTCGTCGCACCGGCCAGCAAGGCTACTTCCTGAAAGCGACGCCCGATCGGCGCCAGCACCATCGGCTTTAACGCCAGCCATTGTTCCGCTTTGATGATCTGCCTGAAGTCCACCAGGCCGGCACGGTAGCTGCTGAAGTTGAAGCGGGACAAATTGCCAGTCATCTGCGAAAACATCACGCCGGCACCGGCGGCAATGGCGTGCAGCTGCGTTTCCGTATAGTCACCGTACCCGCCTCCGGAAGCCGGGTTGCCAAAATCGACACCCTCAGAATTGGATAAGTACTTGATCATGCCGGGCGCGACTTTTTCTTGCGCGGGCTTGGCCTTGTCGGGTTGCGTGGCAGGACCCATGCGCAAAGAAGTATCGTCTGTACGCACGAATGCGACAAAGCAGGATTCGATTTTTTTGCGAACCAGCTCGGCTTGTTCATAGTCCGCCAGATCGCGCAGGCGCAGCAGCGAGACGGCAAACTCTGGCATGCCGCGTACCTGCGACGGACGGCGCTTGCGATAGTAGTGCAGCACTTCGGATGCCGGCACGCGCTTGCTTTGAAAGCTTTGCAGACGGTACGTTGCGACCTCGCCCGGATGGACGGGGAACAACCAGTACGCCACGCGCTGGCCGATCAAGTTGAATTCGACGCCGGCGATTGCAAAATTGCCGTTAGCCAGCGGCCCCATCTTGGTCGAGTCCAGATGGTCCGGTTCCAGCACCTGCAGCTGCAGCGGAACTTTGAAACCATCTTCCGGCAGGCGTTGGCGGAAACGGATGATGACTTCGCCGCTTTCCCTGCGCGTGCGCACCGCCAACTCCATCAAACCGTTAAAGTCGAGCTGGCCATCTGCATCGCAATAATCGCACCAGTCATCCCACAGGGACTGATCCGGCGCCTTGATTGTGATGCCGTCGCCCACGGTGTTGACCACCAAGGTTTCCAGCGCCCTGGCTGCGTATTCGTTGTTGCGCACAACATCGCGGCAGCGGTTGCGAACGCGGATCAGGGACGAATTGATTTCGACATTGGCGCTGCCGCCGCCGGCAGTCCATCCGTCTGTGCGTCGCCCGACTTTGGCAGCATCATATCCGCGCACATGATCGAGCGCCATGCGGGCCTGGGCACGCTTGACCCCTGCCATCGGATTGATGGCGGCAACAATTTCATCAATGAAATTCATGTCAATCCCGGCTGAAGACGGCAAGCGACGCTGGACCGCGATTGGATAGCGTTGTATCGGTCAACTGGCCAGCAGCAACGAGTTCGCTGCGGGCAAGATTGCGAACCTTGAGCAGATCGCCGACGGAGCGGTATTCGATTTCCTTGCCGTCGTATTTGACCTTTAGTTCGCCTGAAGCCAGCGCCGCTTCTATTGCGCTAAGTTGAGTTAGTGTGAAAGCCATGTTGTCCTCAATTGAGCCAGTTCTCAGTGCCTGCCAACCAGCCGTCACTCTCCGCAGATGCGGGTTGTGATTCCGTTTTTGCTGCAGCCGCCGGCGTCGCTGGAGCAGGCTCCGCTTGTGCAGATGTATGCACTTCTGCATCCGTATTTTCAGAACGCGCCGGCGCCTGGAACAAGTCCGCATTGACCGGTTCGATCACCGCTTCCAATGCCGCCCAGTCTGAATCGCGCATCGTGTCGAGCCGTAGCAGTGGGTGGTATGCCGCCGCAAAGTTGTAGACAAACAAATCGATCACTTCATTGCGCCGGCCGGCCAGCTTGCGCCACGCTTTTTTGCTCGGGTCGTAGACTTCGGCGGTGAGCTGTTCGAAGTACTCTTCCGGCAAATCGATCGGGAAGTGAATGAAGCGATCATTCGGCACCGCGTCTTCGTCCGATGCGATGTAGTTAAACAAAATCGATTTTGCCGTGTCGGTACCGACAATCCAGAGCTGGACGCCACCCTTGATTGTCCGGCCCCGATGGTTCACGTCCTGACTTGTGGGACGCCCGATCACCGGCTTGCTGCCGACCGACGATCCCTTGATCGCAAACACACCTGCATGCCGGTACAGCCGGGCATACTGGTAGACCTCGTGCGTGTGATGCCCGCCGGAGTCGATACCCCAGGTCTGTGCACGCATCGACACGCCAAACGAATTGATGATCGGGCGTTCCCGCAACTCGGTCAGCCGGGTCCAGACATCGTCTTTGGCCGGGTCGCCATCGATGACACCGTAATCGATGACCCAGTGTTTCTTGTTGCGCCCGAAACCAAGAATCTGGTATTCGAGGCGATTGCCTTGCACATCAACCGAGCCAGCCAACGCAAGACAGCCGAGCGGGATCGTGCGAAGCGCATAACCCTCGCGGCGCTTGGCAATCTCGTTGCCCTTCAATTGCCCGCTCAGATCCTCCCAGCATTCGGCCAGCTCGTTGTTGATGAACGCTTTGAGCGCGACCGGATCGGCCTGCGCAGCAACGAAGTCGGCAGCCATTTGCGGCCACGGGCGCCAGCCGAGTGGTGCATATATGCTGGGCAAGTGGAAGCTGGCTACGAGATCCTCGCCCTTTGCAGTGGCTTCCCAGTCGGCTTGTTCGTAACCCTTGGTTTTCCACGCGGCTTCGATGTTCAGCACGCCGCAATGTTCGCATGCGTATTGCGCCTTCTCCGGCTGGCCCTTGGGCCACTTCATCTGCGGCCATTTGAACCACTGCGATTTGCCGCAGTCCGGACAATGAACCATGTAGCGCTGTTGATCGCCGCGCTTGTAGTTGCGGTCAATCGGCGATACGCCCTCTACTGTCGGCGTGCTGTTGCCAAATATCCGCGCCTTGCGGCCGAAGTTGCTGGTCCGTTTGCGCGCCAACTCTTCCGGTGAGCCCTGGTTGCCGATGTCGCCGGCGTATTCGTCCATTTCCTCCAGCAGCACATAGCGCATGGTGGATGACTTGAGGCCGCCTGGACGGTTCGCGCCGATCAGCTGCATGAAGCCGCCGGGGAATTTTTTCCGACCCTTCGTGTTGTCCGCACCCTTGATGTTCCGGTCCAGGATCCGCTTGCGCAGTTCCGGCGTCGATTCACGCATCGGTTCGAATCGGGACAGCTCCCATTTTTCGGCATCGTCCAACGTTGCGAACACGGCCAAGATATTGCCGGCAGCGTTGGTGATCGCATTCCCGAGGAAGTTCTCACCAAGCGCGGAACCACCCAACTGGTGACCTTTCTTCAGGTACACCTCGCGGTAGCGACTGTCCGCCGAAAGCGCCCTCATGATGCCGACCAGGTAAGGCGTACGGCTATTGCG